TGAACGTCTCTGGTAACGCTGTATAGTGGCCCCAGTAGCTTCTCACATAGTCTCTCATGCCATCAGGGATTGGAATCGGCAAGTCGCACCTCCAAATGTAGATTGATGTATTTTACCATGTGCTTGGACATGACCTCTATTTTCGGCCATTGGCCAGTTTGTTGATTGCCGTGGACAGATCGTGTATTGTCTTGCCCATATCATCTATGAGCTCGCCTAGCTTCTCTGTGTTCTTGTTAATGTGAATCTGCTTATGGCTGTCTAGTCTGGCCATACCGTCCTCGATATTGCCGTTGTGTTGAATCACCAGTTCACAGTGATTACACCGATAGTGAAATGTCTGCGCCATCATTCACCCCCCTCATCGTCTGTCTCTACATAGTCCAAAACTGTTTTTAGCAGGTGGTTGTAGTCTCCGCTCGTCGCTTCCTCTATAAACTCATTCGCTAAGTCCCCGTGCCCTGCCCGTTTCAACGCCTTCGTCACCCTGCCCAGGATGGCAAAGGCATCGCCATCCTCACCCACTAACTTGACCTGAACATCTGTTTTAGCCATCGTGTCCTCCTGATTGCTATTCTCAACGCTTCAGCGCTGGAAGGGACAAGCGATCTGCATCACTTGCCCGTGTCCAAAGTTGAAACTAGACTGCAATTATGATTGTGTATCTGGTTAAAATTCCCATCCATTTTGTGTCATATAAGTAAAAGCTTTTTGTGTTTCCTCTTCAGTAGCAAATATTTCGTAGTCGAAAAATCCTTGTGAATCCTCTTGAATAATTGCCTTGTGTTCCAGTATCAAACCTAACCAAATCCCCTCTTCTGTTACCGATCCAAATTGGTCATCCAAAAATCCATTCATTGCTATTTCGTTCAACATTTCGCCTGTGGCATCTATGAATTTGTTCATGATAGGCTCCTCTTCTACTACAAATTTGATTGCTGGGAAATTGTATGGGTATGGTATAAAGTTTTCGTTAATGGCTTCCTGCGAAGTCCAAAGTTGAAACTAGACTGCTGATTTCAGTTGCGCGCACTCATCGCAATAGGGATTTTGTTTCATCATTGCGAATGTGGTTTGTTCATCAGTGAAGGATTCAATCATCATTGTTACACCGCAATGCCCGCATGAATATAACTTCACAATTACCTTGCCGCCTACAATTATCTTAGTCACTATGATTTTACCTCTACTTTCCTATAATTTGGTTATCCTAGGTGCAACTCTGCTATCCACAATGCAACAGCTAGATCATCACCGACTAGCTCAATAGATGCACCATCAAACCAGTCAAGTAGCCAGAATTCCACCCGCGTCATGTCTCCAAGATAGCCGTCATGTTCCCATGCATCGACGTAATAGCGTATTTCTTCCGATGGCCCACCCCATGAAATCTGGTATCTAAAGTATCCGCGTGGCTGATTGTCAAACGTATCTGGTTCGACATAGTCCCAAGACAATGCATAATCAAAGACATGCCTGCCGTCCTCTAGTTCTAAGTCGTCCGATGCCATGAACTCGCGTAAATCATTCATGCGGTTGTCCTTGTGTGCCTCTACTCTATCCTTACATGTTACGTTGTCTATCATTGTTGTCCTCCTAATAAAATTTTGTCCTATCCGTGACAGTATACAATAGATACCGCATACTGTCAAATCGTGCCTAGTTATCTGCAAATTTACCGTTTACTTGTGGCATTGCGTACCAGTTTCCCGACACATTCGGTATGACATCCGAAAGTGTAGCCCGTTGATATGGTTATCGGCTTCCTGCAAAGTCCGCACTCAACTGGTGTATTCATCGTGTCCTCCTGATTAGCGTTTACTGTCATTCTCGACACCCACAATGTACACCCACTAAAATGCCATGTCAATACCCAATTTAGGCACAGAATAAAAAAACTTTGACCAATTTTTGACCAATTTGGCAATATATTGTGAAATTATTGTGCAAAACGGCGATATTGCATGATTTCATGCCTATATCTATTGACGTAAGCATCAATTTATGATTGATTTATGCATTATGGAATACAACACGCAGCTAACATCAAAGCAGGAACAATTCGCCCAGCTAATAGCATTACAGGGCATGAATCATAGTCAAGCATATAGAGAAGTATATAGTCCAGATAATGCCCTTGAAACTACTGTATGGAATAATGCCTATAAGCTCGCAAATCGCAACGAGGTTGCAACGAGGATTTCCGAATTGAGGAACGCTACTGCAAGTTCCGTGATTGCTGATGCTATAGAAGTACAGTCATTCTGGTCAGAAACTATGAGAGATAGAACCGAATCTATCAAACACAGACTAGATGCCTCTGAATTGCTAGGAAAGAGTCAGCGATTATTCGTCACCCAGGTGGAAAGTCATAGCACGACAACCGACTTTGCAAGGCTGGTTGAAGCGTTGAAGAATACAACGACCGACGAACTAAGAAGCAAGGTAAATACACTAAGGAATAGTACAGCATTACAAGAGGATACAACGTTGGACAGTGAGCATTTAAACCCTGATTATGGGGATTCTGGAAATACTCTAGAGATCAATAATAGGATAGGAGAATAGAACAATGGCTGAAGTAGAAGAGATAGAAGTAGAAGAGGTAGACAATGAAGAGGAACCCACTGCTGAAGAGGACGCCAGTGACGATGACGAAGACGTCGCGGAGTAGGGCAGTGGTAGGGCAGTAGTAGTAGGCAGGCGTCAACGGCGGTTTAAGGAACGCGCATAATGCGCACGCGCGCAACGCGTACCCGCCTGGGGGGGAGATAATAGGGAAACCCTATACCCCCCACATACGTTTAACGTATTTGACGTTTTAGGGTTTAACATTTGTAGATATATATGAGGTTGGTATAGTTTATGGTATCTGGGATAGATGATAGGGCGTTGATACTGGGATATGAGAGGGTATTAGTAGAGCGGGAGTTGGTGGATTTTCTGGATCATGTGTTTATTCCTGATCCGCCTCCTTTAGGTAAAGGGAGTGTAGCATTTATCAAGTGGCCTCATTTAATGAAGTTGCATGAATATGCAGAGGGAGTAGGGCCTGGTGGGGTACTTCCTAATCTGAAGGCTAGAAAACTTGGCGTGACCTCATATTTTGAGGCGCGTTTTACGTGGATGGGGATGTATCATGAGAATGCTTTTTTGCCAGTGATTTCTCAGGGAGAAGTTGAGGCGAAGAAAGTTATCGCTGATTGTCGTTTCATATGGGATCATCTTCCTGAGCATTTAAAGGTTGATCTGCTCATAGACAACGCTACTACGCTGAAGTTTAAGGGTGGGGGTACTATCGAGGCTTTCCCTGCTACAGCGAAGGCAGGAAGGTCATTTACGGGTACTGAGATACTGCTTGACGAGGCTGATTTTCACGAAGAGTTTGCTTCTTCTTACAATGCTCTGTTGCCACTGATACAGGATACGGGCGGAAAGATGTTTGTGGTTTCGACGGCGAATCCTGACAATGTGGATTCCGAATTCAGGCGTGTGTACCAGAAGTCAGACAACAGGTTGTTCCTTGGGTATTTTGACAGACCCAACCGAAACGATGACTCTTACAGGCAGGCGCGTGAACTTGCAAGTGACGATGCCCGATTTGAAAAGGAAAATCCACAGAGTGAATCTGAGGCGCTGGCGCCCCCTCGCGTGAGGGCTTACTTTGATTACGAGGCTCTGATGGCAATGCAGGATGACCTTGAAGAACCTAAAGAATATTTACGCGGAGTTATTTCTATATGGCAGAAACCTATACAAAACGGCAGATACGTACTTGGTGGTGATACTGCATGGGGACGGACTGGAAGTTATAACGCGGTAGAGGTTTTTGACTGGCAGACGGGCTTACAGGTTGCAGAGCTTCACGGAAGGATGCATCCTGACGAGATTGCACAGGAGATAGTGAATCTGCACGAGATGTACAACCATGCTTATATGGGGCTTGAGCGCGCTGGAGAGGGACAGGAACGTGACGGAGAGAGTGTTGTGGTTGTTGATAAGGTTGACGAACTCCTTGGCGGCTGTTCATGCAGCGGAAGGCTTTATTATCACGACAACACCTCGCGGGTACCGATTCAGCCAGGATGGCAGACAGACGGACAGAGCCGCCCTGTTATGCTGGAGAAATTCGCCGAAGCAGTCAGGTACAGATCACTGGTGATAAAATCCCGATGGCTCCGAGACGAGATGATGACATTCATATGGAGCGAAAAAGGACGGCCAGAACGGGCCAAGGGTGCATATGACGACAGAGTAATGGCAACCGCGATTGCATGTATGATGTGGAACCACGCGGCATACCCTAAACCGTTCAGGGGTTCCTCAACACGGTATCCGACGTTTGCATGAAGCATACGTGCCGTAGTAC